GATGAACTTGATCACGTCTTCTGTCTCGAAGACATCAAGGTCGCGCAGTTCCGCCAGGGCGACCGTGCTGACGGTCAGCAGGTCCTGATTCTGGGCCAGCTTAAAGCCCAGCTCTACCGCCTTGGCGAAGGTGAAGTTTTCAATGAGTTCCTTGATCGCGAAGCTGATCATTAGCAGGAAGGCGAGCACCCGCTTGAGGTTGTCGGTGCCGAGGTTAGTGATTTCCTTATTCATGAATGGGGTATTGTGGGTTAGACGGTTCAGGTAATTGAATCGTAATGAACCACAATATGGGCGCGGCCGCAGGTGCAAGGGAAGGACGTTAATGGGCAAAGAAAAGCCCCGCCACGGTTGATCGTGGCGGGGCTTAATTCGGGCATCGTATTCAACTTACCGACTGCTTCTTTTCCTCAATAATCTTATCGATGCGGTCAAGGGAAGGGTCAGCACTTTTCTCCTCGGGAGTTAATAATACCGAGGCAAGATATCGGTAAAGAATGGAGAGTGCAATGCGCCGTGTTTCCATCTGGGAATCTTCGTCAATGGCGACGCCGGCGATGCTAAAGAGTAGCGTCTCCAGTGGAGACTCGTTTCTGCTAGGCATAATAAAGGGAATTAAAAAACACGCTGGATGAGCCTAGCAAGCATACTCCCCCTTACGAGTTCGCCCCCATCCTTTTGCGGGGAGGGGCATCCAACGTGTCGATCTGTGGAGAAATGGGCATAAGAGAGTATGATAGTAATGCTGCTAGGCAAGGCCAAAGATAGGGATTATTAAATAGGCGTTTTAAAAACGCCACAAGGATGAGAAATAAAGGTAGACTATCCATGAACCTTTTCGGCGATAAGGCTACTCCTTTCTGCTACTTCGCAATTAAACAGACGAAATATTGAACAGCTCAGCGAGGTCTGCATTGCCATCGTTGATTTCTGTGAGGGAGACCGTGGCGCGCAGGCTTGTCTGCATGTTGGCGGTGACGGCGGTCAGGAGGTCGATGCGTTCCAGCAGGGCAGCGTTGTCAGCCTGCCCGCCGCCCAGCAGGCTGGCCGGCAACGATGGCGTAGTGTTGGGTGCATTGAATACATCCCCTCCCCTATTGAAAAAAGGAACGCCGCCCCCGGCCACGTTCATATTACTGAGGCGGCGGCGCATGTCGCTGCTGCGCTTGTTGATCACGAAAAAGTCCTCCCCTTTCTCTACTTCGACGAGGGTTCCGTCGTCGCCATACAGCTTTGTGCCGCCAGCGCGATGGCTTTTGCCGCCAAAAGTGCCCACCTTTCCACCCCTTTCGAACTTCGTCGATACGATTTTCGCCACGTTGGCGGCGGTGCGGACGCCCGCGAAGATGGCGCGAATCTTTCCGGCCGCGATGATGCCTGGCACCAGGGCCAGACCGGCCACGGTCAGCGATGCGGTAGCGACTTGGGCGGCGGTAGCTGCTGCTATCTGCTGCTGCTCGGCAAAGCCAGCAACGAAGACTTGCCCCGCCTGAAAAGCTTTGATGACCGCCGCATTCTTCTTTCGCGCGGCTTCGTCGCGACCCAGCAGATCCTCCAGGGTGCTCAGGCCCTCAGTGGCAATCGCTGTTTTCTGCTGCTCTAGCTCGGCGCGTAGCTCCTGCTCGCGCAGGGATAGCTCTTTGCGCTTATCGAAAAGCTCCTGGTCAATGGCCACCAGCTCGTCTTTTTTCTCCCTGGCCAGGGCAATCTCGGCGGTGGTCCCTTCCCCTAGTATTTCAATTTCCTGACTGAGAATCAATCGCTTGAGGGCCAGCTTGGCGACGGCAAACTGGTCTTCATTGATGAGGTCAGCGTTGCGCGCGTCCTGGGTGATCTTCCCTTGCTCCTCTTCTACCTTTGCCAGGGCGTCCAGCCTCGCGTTGATTCCGCGCCGATCAACGCGGGTAATTTGCTCACCGCCTTCGATGGACTGTACCGCCGCTGGCGCGCTGCGGTTCAGCTCTTTCTCTACGCGCAACAATTCCGTGCGCGTTTCCTCTGCCGCCAGGGTTTTGTTGGCGTTGAATTTCTTGAATAGCTGGAGTTGCAGCACGTATTCAGCTGCTTGCAATTCCAGTACACGTTTCTGGTAATCGCTTTCGCTGATCTCCTCACGAAGGCGTTGCTGTTCCGCGAGCTGGCTTTGGATGTCGAAGTTTTCTTTGAGTCTTTTGAGGGCTTCTTTGAGCGGGTCGCCACTGCCAGGCCCGACTGGTCCGTCCGTCACTGTTCGGTCCGAGCCTCTTGGCTGGCCAAGCTGTGACAGGTCAAGGCCGAGTTTCTCGGCGGCTTTGCTGGTCTCGTCTAGTTCTTTTTGCAGTTCTTTTTGAAGCTTTTGGTTTTCCTTCACCGCCGCCCTTGCTCCGCTCAGTTCGCGCGCAGCAGCTTCTTCTACAGAGTTGTTGCCTGCAAACTTCTGGTCTCGGGCCCTGCTTGCTTCTGCTAGTCTCTGTGCTCGCGCGGCTTTTTCTTGCGCGGCCGTCAGCTCGTCAGCGAGCTGAAGTTCTTCGCGTACTACGAGTAGCTGTTTTTTCCTGGTATCTACGAACGCTTCCTCCGCCGCCAGGAGAATTATTTTGCGTTCAAAAGCACGATTGGCCAGTTCCTGCGCTCGTTTGATCTCTCCCAGGCTCGTTGTTTCTTGCAGCATGTTCGGCAGCAGGTCGCCGTATCGATCGTTGATTCGCGCGATCAGTCTGGCCCGGTTCTCTGTGCTGATGTTGCCCCGCTCCAGGGTGGCTATTTCTTGATTGAACGCTACTTGCAGCACCGCCGTGCTCTGGCTTAGCGTCTTCGTATTGTCCGTCAGATTGACGAACATGCCGACCAGCTTGCTGACCTTATCGACTGCCCCCGCGATGATCCTGCCAAGGAAACCCTCGCCCAGGTTCTTCAGCAGGCGCGTAAACTGGTCGGTCAGGTTGCTAATCTTCCCGCCGAGGGTCGCGCTGATGGCGGCGGTGCTACCCTGGACGCCCTCCAAATCACCAAAGCCAACAATGGCTTCCAGGATAGCCTCCTGGGTATTCTTGATTTCCAGCGTCTGGCCCTTAAAGGAGAGGGCAATATCATCGCCCGCCTTCTTGCCTTTTATGCCGAACTCTTTCAATCGCTCAAACTCGCCCGTCGTCGCGTCGAGCACCGCCTCAGTCAGCTGGTCGAACCCTTTGCCCTGGCTGGCTGCGATGTCGCCCAGCTTCGTAAGTTCTACCTGCGTGGGTTTCAGGCCACGATTGACCAGCTTAACGTAGCTTCCTATTAGTTCCTCCACCTGGAAAGGTGTCCTCGCTGCGAAATCCTGCAGGTCGTTGAGGGCAGACTGGGCTGCGCTTTTGCTGCCCAGGGAGTTGGTCAGCACCGCCTCGAACTTCTGAAATAATGCGGAGGTGGTGGCAATCCGGGAGAGCACCGCGAACGCGCCGCTAAAGGCGGCGACAAAGCCGACGATTGCCACCTGACCACGCTTGAAAAAGCCGAGCAAGCCGCCCCCATCTTCCTTGTTCATTGCTGCCACTACCCCTCGCGTGCGCGATCGCGTCGTCGCCAGCTGGTCGTTTATCGCTTTATATTCTTTTTCCAGCGCAGCCACTTGGGGTGCGCTTGCTGGTAGTTGGTCGAGGATGCGGCGCAGCTGCCGAGCCCTGGAGATAAGTTGGTCTGGCAACACCTTCGTCAGGTCAATCCCCTCCGCTTTCTTCCCTGCGGCCTCGATGCGGGCCATCACCTCCGCGACGCCCTTGCCTTCCTTCTGTGCTTTTTTCAGCTCATTGGGTAGCTTTTCCGTCTCCATCAGGGTTTTGGCCAGGGCGCGGCTCTGGTCGGTAATGAAGGAAACTTCTAGCTGATACTTGTCGGTAGTTAGCGCCATGAAGCTAAGGTGGCGCGGCCGCAGGTGCAGTAGAAAGGACGTTTACAAGGAAGGTGCTCAGGTTCGCCCCCGCCCTTTCGCATAGCCACGCAGGGCGCGGATGCTGCTGCTGTATTCCCGATCTTCCAGCCCCGTGCTTAGGCCAGCCCTCAACATCTGCGCCACCTCGTCGGGCATATTTGCCGCGATCCTATTGTACAGGCCACCGACGCCCCGAATGCGCGCCTCTTTCGATTTATTGTACCAGGCTTTTCTGCGGTACTTACCTGCCGCCCTTTTCTTCACGATGCCGAAAGCGACGTAGCGGAGAACATCTTCTGGCCGCTTAATTAGTTTCCTCGATTCTAGGTAACCCTGGATAAACTTCTCGGCCAGTCCCTTGCGCTCCAGCCAGATCATTATTTCCTCGACGTATTCGCGTCCCCCAGCGGGCGGTTTCATGCGTCTCATGTCGATGAATCGGCCGGAGCTGTCGAACTGGATGGCGATGGTTGCCGCCGCCTCCCCTGCTGCGGGTAGTACGGCACCGATCAGGCTACGCACCAGATCGCCCGTCACTTCTGACTTTCGCGCGCGCAGCTTCGAGATGCTATCCTGGACGAACTCAATCGTCCAGGTCTCTGCTGTCGTAGTAATGTACTGGGTCAGCGCATCCATTACTTCCTTATTTTTTTCTTTAGGAGTTCCATCACCTCTTCGCCCACGTCGACGCCCGTGATGCTGTAGATGTTCTCGAAGTTGCTTTTGATTTCTGCGACGCAAATGGCGAAAGCAGGGAGCCAAGCCAGATCGAAAGAAGGGAGAAACACCACGCTCATGCCATGCGCCAGCATGATGGCCAGGGTGTACATCGTGATCTTTTCCACCGTTCTACGAAACCCCTTCGACGTGATTGTTTCCTTGCGCCGTCGTGCTGCCTTCACACCAGAATACAGGTCCGCCAGCACCAACGCAAACATGAGCACCAGGAATGGCCAGAGCGGAGCGAGGAATGATAGCACCCACCCCGTCATGATCGAAAGCGCACCCTGCCAGAAAGGGGAATCGAAGATTCGGGAAAGGTTCAGGAGTAGGATTTTGCGCACGTTTCTATTTTTCTGCAAGGTGGCCACCCTGCGCCTGGCGGTAGAAGGACGTTGATGCGGAAAAGGAAGCCCTGCCAGCGCGAGTGGCTGGCAGGGCTTAGGGAGCGGTTGGGTTAGAGGGATCGGAAATAGTCGCCTTCGTCGATCTCTTCGCGGGGAATCTGCTCCTGGTCACTCATGCCTAGCAAGAAGATTTTGTCCTCTAATTTCTGGATGACTTTCACCAGAGACCAAGTTCCGCCGATATAGGACCTAGTTCTAAGGCAGTCCCCTACTTGCAGCTTGTCGAAGAGGCTTGTTGAGGAGGTAGGTTTTTCCGTGATCGATGGCGGGGGTATGGATGGCGCGGGGAAGTATTCAGGGTGTTCCTCCCTCAGTCCCTGAATGACGAGGTGGATAATGCTATCCATTTCGTCTTGGCCGAGGATCAGGCCGTGCTGTTCCTCCATGTGGTTGTACAGTTCTTTTTGATCCAGCATATTGGTTTGGTTTGTGCGGTTGCCCGCTGGCTAAAAGAATATAGTTACAAACATAAACTGAACAAACACCTTCCCGTCCGTCTGCCCGAACCCCAGCAGACTGCGCCCGTGAAGATCTGTGTGCGCTATGCCGGTCGCTGTTTCGATAAGCAACAGCCTTACGCTTGTATCACTATTGTACCTGCTCCAATGGAGGAGGGCCGCGACTGTTTCGGTTCGGTGGTCGCGCATCGCTTGGCATCCTGCTAGCTGCCATTGCCTGGCGCAAATTTGATTGAAGAGGAAAGGTTTCATTTTTTTGTGGTTTGTGCGGTCGCCCGCTCGTTGTTTTTTACTTTATGCGGTTATAGAAACAGCTCAGGCTGACTATATTGAAGCTCGTGAAAGGCTTCTATAATGGCTTGGTCGGCTTCGTACAAATTGTTGAATTGTATTACGCCAGTAAAATTTACACCTCGGATGTCTTGGACGCTTTCTATGCGAACGAACATGTTTTTGGGGTACAATTCCAGTTCTTGGAAGTCGTCATAATATCGGCAAAAAATAGCGATCATAGTTCTGTTTTGGTTGTGCGGTTGGCCGCTGGTTAAGGTAGAAATGAGCTGTCCAAAGGGTTCTCAGGCAAAGCCAATTCCAGTAAATACTTCATTGAAACAATCAACTTACTATCCGTCGGATTATACCCTCCTATCAATGATACTTTACGTATGTATCGCTTGTCCTTGTAGAGGCCATATTCAGGGTGATACAATACCAAGCTGTCTTCATGATTGGGTAATAGGCGTACACCTCTGACAATGATCTCAGTTTCTATTGAGAATCGCTGCCCTTCGACCTTAATACATTTGAGCACCCATACTGGCACAAGAAAAATAAGTTTCGGAGTGCCAGTATAATACATCTCCTGAAGCTGAGCAGGTGATCCCTGCACGATGTCGATGATTAGATCTTCTAATTCATTTAAAAATTCCATGTTGTAAAGTTAAACCCTGATTAAGTCAGAAAGGTAAAATCCTTGCTTTGCTCGGCCGTTCCCGTTTTCGTCGTAGTACCAAACTACAGGCCTTCCTTTGACATATGCGATATACCAGAACCTATATACTGCTTCATCATCAGGAAACCGAAACGGACTCCCACGTTGAAATGCTACTACTTTTAGCATTGTGTCAATAATCTTTTTCATTTGTACCTGTTTTTATCTTTTCCGGTTGGAGGTCGGTAATCTCCAGCCTTGTCTAGCTTATTAACGATTACGTAGGCAATTGCCATTGCAATAAGTGCGCTCATGTTTTTTTCAATTTGATGGTGATGGAGCCCCATGCTAGAAGCTGATAATAAAAAAGACTGACTAATTTTAAGGAGCTGCTCAAAGCTTTCCTGCAAATCGTCAAAGTCAAGTCTTTCAGAAAACCCTTTTTTGTAGAAGTCGTAAACGAAAGAATCCCCCGGATATTTATAGGGGAGGCCAATGTACAATTGCTTGTATTTCAATACGTGGTTCTCTACGTTCGGAATTCTATCCCCAATGTCGAGTCTTTCCATCAGGCTTTCAAGATATTGTTTTGTTGACATATAGTTACAATCTGCCACCATACTGGGTTTTTGTGAGGATATGGTTGTGAAGAAGGGCGCACTCCCGCACAGCCTCTACTGTTCTTGCTAGTTTCATTGATTCAGGACTATATCCTGAACGGATATAGACATAACCAACACTATCAGGTGTGGCAATATACAGAACTTCACCAGGTACACCCTGCTGCACTGTATAAGTATGTTGTGTCAGGCAAGGCAGTTCCGTGTCCTTTTTGTTCAGGTAGCCCGATCCCTCAGCGCAGGGGGGGGGCGGTTTACCCATCGACAAGAATAAGGCAATCATTAATACTAGTGGAACCCAAGCGAAGGTATATTGGTTTTTCATTTTTATTTTGTTGTGCGGTTGGCAAAAAGAAACAAAAAACGCGCAGAGATAGTGATGAAGCTTTCGTAGTGTTCATCTTCCACCCTAGGCATACCCGCCGATGAAGCGAACCTCACGTCCCTGCGCGCCGTATTTTTGTAGTCACGAAAAAAGGTCAATGCCCGAGACCGGGCGCAGTCTGTCAGCTCTCACCGCGTCAATCGCCCGCTTCCCTTCCTGGTGCCAGACGCGGAACTCGGGCCGGTCTGGCCGCTGGGGGCCAGCTCGTCGGATTAAGCCTTTCAGCTCAATCAGGGATGCGGAAGGCCCCGCCTCTTCGATGATGCCAGCGATGGCGGCTCCTGCTATTTTCGAGTATCTGCTCATGATGATATTAGTTTACTTCGTGAACGAATGGCGACCTGGCAAACCCGGAACCACCTATTGTAATTGGTGTTGTCTACTGACTTTTTCCCGGTTTTAGTGTAGCCAGGTTTATCTTTCTCCAGGCACTTTACGACCTCGGCCAGTGGCAGGCTGGGCGATAAGTGCTGGAGATACGCGAAGATCGAAGTTCGATAATCTGAGTAGTGATGGTTCATCGCTGAGAGAAGGTTGGGGGTTGATTCAATGCCTGCACCGCCTCCCAGACATCGTTTGTGTACCTATCGTACTTTGCATCAATGACTACCTTTTCCCAGCGCAGCAAGGCTACAACTTCCTTCCAGCGTCGACCATCCCGCGCATACGCGCGGCCCTTGACCACCCCTACCCTATGGATCCCATTGCTGCAATGGACGAAAACAGGCAGGCCTGTGTCCACGAGACTGTCGATGGTAGCCAGGACCACCTGGTTCAGGCGGTCATTTTCCCCCTCGATATTGAAGGGCCAGTAGCTTGCGCCGGTCTTTTCGACGATAAATCTTTCCTCCCTGTTGGGCAGTATGTTTTCGGCCTTGGCCTCGTTGGCCAGGTCGATGACGTGGCGGATGTCGTAGGTGGCTAGAAATTCAGTCAGCTGCTCTGCGTTGATCTGTTCGCCGACGAAGACCATTCTGTACTTCCCAATCATCTGCCCCACCCCATCTGGTAGCTTGGGGGCGGGCTGGGTGCGCTGGAGGCTTGGCGTCATCGCGGCCTGAGTGGCTTCGCTGCGTAGATGCGATTGCCCTGCGTGGTACAGGTAGACGCACACGAGTAGTACGAATAGCACATAGAAGAACTCGGTGGATGGTTTTTCTTTTGGATATAGTTTCATGGTTGATATTGGTTGTTTTTTGTCCGAGCGGGGAAGCCCTTCCCCCTGCCATCCTACGTTTAGGCTGACAGGAACTTCCCTATACTCAGAAAAAACATTATGGGAAAATTAGTGATTAGTGGGCCACGCCTCCCCTGCGTTCAGGGCAAGGCGCGGCCCGTACTGATACCAGTCAGTTTCTGTATATGTCACGCAATCAGTTAATTGAGCGTAACAGCTTAACTTTTTACTACCAGCTTTTTGCGGTCGCGGTACTTGGCTTGGCGGTGGGCGTGGCAGTAGCGTTGGCGGGCATTGCTGTAGGGGAAGTTAGTGCCGCAATACCCGCACACGCCAGGCTGGGCTACTTTCCCGGCGGGTCGGTTACTGCACCGAAGCCAGGGAGTTCGAGCGGCACACTCTCGAAATCAATAGGGCGGGCGGCGGCTTTTTCTTGCTCGGCCCGGAGGTCGATCATGCAGCCGTTACCGCCGAGTTCATAATCACACTCTCCTTCGGATGTTCCTATCGGCATGCCACAGTCACAGGCAGAGTTTGCCGCTTTTACGGGCGGGGTAGGGGTAGCCTTCTTTGCTTTCTTTCCCTTCTTCTTTGCACCCGCGCCCGCGCCCTTATTAGGCCGCGCGGCTGGTGCTTCGTACATGTCCAGGCAGTCCATTGCTGCGTAGAACTCGCGTTCGGCATCGTTGGCCATGCGCTCCGCGATTGCGTCCGTCTGCATCATTAGGCGGGCCCGGGCCTTGGTGTGTGCCTTCGTGTGGGCCTCGTTTATCATGTCCTGCCGCTCGTCGTTGGCGCGGGCTTTCTGTTCTTCGAGCTGCTCGGCTTTCTGTTCTTCGATGCTGAAGTACTGGAAGGCAAACAGGGCGAGGAAATTGGCAGCCGCCGCCACGGTGACCAGAATCAGGCCACCTTTCCCGATGGTTTGCAGGGCGTCCGTGCTGAACGCGACCAGGGTAGTGTTCAGCAGTACCTGGATGACACTCACCAGCGTACTGGCAATGATGGTGCCGATTGAAAGCAGCTTGGCGATTCCTCGCTGCATGCTGCTGAGTCCTTCTTTTTTCCGAGCGAGGTACCAGGCGATGGCCGCGCCATCGAAAAACAGGAGCATAATGAGCGCGCCGAATACGCCGCCACTGTGTTCCCAGCCAAACTGCGCGGTCAGCGCAGCGTTGACTAGGATGGACAAAATGATGAAGGCGTTGAACACGATGCCCATCATCCGGGCGTTGCTACCTATATTTGTACTTGTAATCATTAGTAAATACTTGAGTGCATGCGCCTTATCCCAGACACGGGGTAGGGCGCACTTGGTTAAAAAATGAAGTTGTGGTTAAATTTTCTCGTAGACCCCACGGCCTACTTTCTTGAAAAGCTTTTGGTCTTTCAGCATCCGCTTCACGGTGCTGGAGCTGAAGGTCGCTTCTTCTCCGAGCGTCACCGCAAGCTTGGTGGTTATGCCCTCCTCGGGCAGTTCTTCGTACCACACCTGGTACGTCGGCGGGAGTGTATTCACGTAGTCTTTCAGCTTGCCGACTACTTCCAGGCCAGTAGCCATGAAGTATTCAGCTATTTCGGTGGCGCGCTTCATGGCATCGCCAGTAATCTTTTGTTTGCTGATGTCGCTTTCGCGAACGTATCCTTCTGCCAGGAGATCGGCAAATTCATTGTCCGATTCAATCGGTGCGGGTGGGGGAGTGCTGGCCCAGTCGAGGTAGTGAAGGATTAGGGCGAAGCGCAACAGGTGCGTCTCGAACTTCACAAGGGTAGATCTGGTCGTGATGTCCAGCTCGTCGAGCTCATTAATCCGGTCGGCGATTCCATTGACGAAGGCGGCGTAAATCTGCCTTGCATCGTCCGACATCTCAATTTCGTGTGGCGTCACTAATTGCTTGCCTGAAAAGTCGCTGATGGTCTCGCGAGGGGGAACGGCCAAAAGCCGGCGGACGCAGTACTCCCAGTGCGCTGCATGCTTGTCGTGCGGACGCTGATTGTGGTAATGCTGCTTTTTAGCCAAGGCGGGTTTCGTGAACAACAGGCGGGAAAGGAACCCGCTACTATCTCGCTTATCGTCAGAGAAGACAGTAATTAAGCCCGGCTGGATGCCGCCCATAAAAGGGCAGAAAACCCGGGGTATGTAGACCGGTCGGCTGCGGTTTCGGCGGTTTGTTTTGTAGGGCTCGCCGGTGTAGGCCGAGAGCCAAAACTTATCGTCGCCACCTTTTCCCGTGCGGTACTTGTCCATCGCGGAAATAAATCCCTCTATCTCGTCAGCCCACGCCAGCACCCCACGGGTATTGTGCTCTAGCACGTCGATAAGCGACTCAAGGGTGAAATCGCCGACCAGCAGTTCAGCAGGGCAGGGTGGTTCGTCGTCACCCTCGTCATCGTTTTTTTTCTTCTGCTTTTGCTCCTGCTTATACTCGTGGATTGCGCGGTCGTAGTCGCGCTGGTGTTCCCCTTCGATTTTCACGAAGGGCTTCAATACCGTTCCGATCGTGGGCGTTTTCCCGCTGCCGGGCACGTCGACAAATACAGCATTAAGCACCGCCGGGTGCATCGTTCCCCGGTCATTGATGCGGGCGGCGTTGCCCACGGCGGCTCCCGCAGCACACATTATTGCCAGGCCATAGTGATCTGCTGGGCTATTGAAGGTTTCCATGTAGGCCCGCACAAACTCGGCAACGCCGAGTGGAAGACAATGAAGCGGGAAAGCGATCTTGCGCAGGTCTAGCTTCGCGATGCGCTCACGGATAGCAGCCCCTCCGTTCAGGAGGCTCATAGCTTGCGCCATTTCTGCTTCAACTAGCTGAAGAAAGGGGTCTTGTGACATGGAAAAGAAATATAAAATATGAAAAGGTCGGATGTGGTAGGAGAGGCTAGTAGTGGTCTTCCCACTTTTCTGCCTGCCCGGCGTTGTGCGCTTTGCGCTTTGCTTCGTTGGCCGGATTGTAAGGGCTACCGAAGTTGTCGAATTCGACACGGCGACGATCAACAATACCGTGCTCGGAAGGGGAGAATCGGCGGCGAGCAGTCTCAAACCCTCGCTTGTACGCCCCATCAAAGTCCTCCGAAATAACTATGGGCTTTAGGTCGCGGGAAGCACTAAGGATAGCCATCTCGATGGTCATTATCTCGTCTGCGCGTTCCATTATT